ATACTATTAGAGGAGAAAAAAAAAAGATGTATAATATACACAAACTAATATTATAAAGTAATAAAAAAAATAAAATAGTTAAAATTTAATTTGAATAGGCAAGACCACCCATACCAGATAATATGCGTAATACGTTATAATTTACAGCATATACATTTAATGAATAAACCATATTTGCGGTATCAGTGCCTAAATTTAATGATAAGTTTAATACAGCGGTATCTATGCGGGACATATTTAGAGTTCCACTTGGTTGATGTTCTTCGGGTTTTAATGCGAACGAATATACGTTAATTCCTGAATTATTTGGAATATTTTCGTGATGTTGATAAGTTTGAATCATATTGAAATAGGAACCAGGTCTTTCTGAAAAGCGATCGTTTCCATTTAATACTAATTTAGCGGTTTTAGTAGTGTTATTTGAAGATATGGCACGTAAATTTCTATTTGCTGTTTGATTTTTAAGTGTATTATTTAATCCATTTATATCAGAAGATAGACTATTAGTATAGTTAAACCAATTTATATTATTTACTTCAATACCTGAAGCATTTGTTTTATTAAAAGTTGTAAACCAATATAATTCCTTGCAAGGATGGTTGAATGATAATTTTGGTTTTACTATATCACCTGAAACAGATTCAGAACCGGTGAATTGTAATTGTTCAATTAAATATTCATGTGATAATTGAGCAAAACGTCTGCGCTCATCAGTATCGAGGAAAATATAATCTACCCATAATGATGCTGAACCAAAAACTGTTGGTACAGTTGATGTTGATTTACATTTATCAGCAGTTTGGAATAAAATATTTACTTTGACTTCGTGATATTGAAGAGCAATTAAAGGAAGTGCTAAACCTACATTACGGCAGAACCAAAATTCAAGAGGGATATATAATTGGTCTTTAATTACACCACCATCTCCACCTACCATTTTTTTGTATCCGTCGCGTTTAGAAGTTGGTAATGATAATTCATTCCATATATACATCCAGTGTGAATATTGTTTATCTATTTTTTGACCACCTATTTCTAATTCTACATAATCAATTAAACGTAATCCAAAATATGGGCATAAATTAACTTGATTTTCAGACATATCAACAGATAAATACATTCTATGTATTAAATCACCATTTCTTGATATTTGGCAAGTTACGCGATTACCATATCCAGGGTTTCCGTTAAAAGTTTGTTGAATAGCTTCAATAGCGAAGTTAGTATGACGACGATATACAACTTTGAAAAAGGTAATTTGAGGATTACCAGTTAAATAAACATCCTGAGCACCATAAGCTACTAGTTGAAGAAGACCACCACCCATTTACGCTATATTCTTTATACTATTAGAGGAGAAAAAAAAAAGATGTATAATATACACAAACTAATATTATAAAGTAATAAAAAAATAAAATAGTTAAAATTTAATTGGAATAAGCGAGACCACCCATACCAGATAATATGCGTAATACGTTGTAATTTACAGCATAAATATTGATGCCTCTATATGTTGCTGTCTTAGTTGAAGCAGGGAGAGGGTAATTAGCACTTGTATATAATTCATCTGATACTGTTACCATCAAAGTAGCAGTGTCGATACGAGACATATTAAGTGTGCCACTTGGTTGATGATCTTCAGGTTTAAGAGCAAATGAATATACGTTAATTCCGTGATTTTTAGAAATATTAGAATGATGTTGATATGGTTGAACATAGTTAAAATAAGACCCTTTTCTTAAAGCAAATCTATCATTTCCATTTAATTGTAATATAGCATCTTTAAATGGATTAGTGCAAAGATCATCTAAAACATATTTGTTGCCATCCGCAATATCAGTGTTAGTGTAATCATACCAACGAGAATGGATATTTACTGGGGAGGCTAATTTAGCGACCCATATTAATTCCTTGCAAGGGTGGTTAAAATTTAATTTTACACGATTAGACCCTGGATTTAAAGTTTCAGTTCCTGTAAATTGTAATTGTTCAATTAAATATTCATGTGATAATTGTGCAAAACGTCTGCGCTCGTCAGTATCAAGGAAAATATAATCTACCCATAATGAAACATTAGTTATATTAGGAACATCTGTTAAATCAGTAGTCTCAGCCACACCACCAGTTGTTTTACATACACAATTAATTTTTGTTTCAAATTCAATTTTAACTTTTACTTCATGATATTGAAGAGCTATTAAAGGAAGTGCTAAACCAACATTTCTACAGAACCAAAATTCAAGTGGTATATATAATGTTTTATTTGATGCGGATACACCTTCAGCACCTACCATAGAGTTATAACCTTCACGCTTTCCAACAGGTAATGATAATTCATTCCAGATATATAACCAATCTGAGTAATGTTTATCTATTTGCTGTCCTCCAATTTCAATAACTACGGATTTTAATAATCTTAAGCCTAAATAATTTACATATTGGCATGCGGTGCTTTTTTCTTCAGGAATATCAACCTGTACATACATTCTATTTATTAAATCACCATTTCTAGATATTTGGCATGTTACTGTATTTCCATATCCAGGATTGCCGTTAAAAGTCTGTTGAATAGCTTCAATAGCGAAGTTAGTATGACGACGATATACAACTTTGAAAAAAGTAATTTGAGGATTACCTGTTAAATAAACATCCTGAGCACCATAAGCAACTAGTTGAAGAAGACCACCACCCATTTACGCTATATTCTTTTATACTATTAGAGGAGAAAAAAATATAAATAAGTACGCGAATATTAAAAATAATTCATATAAAACTATATATTAATAATTCTATTATAATGATGTTTAAAGAGAAATCATCAAAAAAAAAAATTAATATAGACACAAATGAAAGTTACACTCTTGACGCAATGCATAATAATATGATAAAAAAATTTGAAAATTCCAATAAACAAATTGAATATTACAATAATTTATTAATAGAATATGATAATAATTTAAATATAGTAAATAATAAGCTATGTGAAAATAAAGAAAATCAATATAATGACGAAGAAATATATGAAATAAATAGAAATTTATGGAACAGTAATATTGAATTAAGAGAAAAAATAATAGATGTTAAAACTAAAATAAATGAGCTTAATAATATAGATGAAATTGAATATTATAAAAATACAAGCTATATATTATTTCAGTATTATGAAACAGTAGAAAAACAAGCGAATATTAATAATGTATTAATTGGAAAAGATAATATTATTAAATCTTCTTCAGATTTACATATGAAACAAATTAAAACCATTAAAACCGAAAGTAAAAAAAAAAAAATAAATAATTCTTCGAATACAATTAATGTTTTAGATGCTTTAAATAATATAAATGAAGAAAAAAAATCATATAATATAGATGAAAATATAAATATTGTAAATAATAATGATGAAAAATCTTTAAATATTGAAGAAGATATTATTAAAGAAGATAAAAGCACGCTTGTAGACAAATATATGTCTATTATAAATAAAAAACACGTTAGAAATGTCGAGGAAGAAAATATAGAAATGTGTAAACAATGTAAAATACAAATGACTTGTTTACAACATGATGCGATAATAATATGTAATAATTGTGGATATCAAGAATTATTATTAGTAGAACAAAATAGACCTATATTAAAACAAAATACTAAGGATACTTCTCATTTTTGCTATAAACGTATAAACCATTTTCGTGAATGGTGTAATCAAGTTCAGGGTAAAGAAAGTACAGACATACCAGACGAAATTTTTGAAAAAATATTAGCAGAAATTAAAAAAGAAAAAATTATAGATTTAAAAAAAATAACATATACAAAAATGCGTGATATTTTAAAAAGATTACGTATTAATAAATATTATGAACATATTAATTATATTATAAATAGAATAAATGGAATACCAACTCCTCAATTTAGTCCAGAATTAGAAGAAAAATTATGCAGTATGTTTAGAAGTATTCAAGCACCATTTTTGAAACATTGTCCAAAAGATAGAAAAAACTTTTTATCATATAGTTATGTATTATATAAATTTTTTCAAATTCTCGGGTTAAATGAATATCTACGATATTTTCCTCTACTGAAAAGTAGAGAAAAATTATATATTCAAGATCAGATATGGAAAAAAATATGTATTGATTTAAATTATGAAATTATTCCATCGCTATAAAATCATAATAAAATGTTATCCAATGTAAAACTTTCTTTTAATCCAATACCATCACTCGCATATTTTGATATTAAAGGAGAAAACATATCTAAAACTGAATATGTGCTTGCTGCCGATAAACCTAATATAAATAATTCCCCAGCTTCCAAATTATTATTCGGTAATATTGCTGCTATATAAACAACTACAAATCCCATAAATATATATTTAAACAATTTTATTAATGTATCATTGCTATTGAAAAAAGTTTCTTTCATATTCTTTATTATTATAATATAAAATATATATAAGATTATAGATATATTAAATTATTATAATATGACAAGTGAAACACAAAAAATAGAATTAGTAGAAACTCGTGTCGAAGACCATTTAGATGAGGACAAACCAATAAGAGGACAGAAATATGTGCTATTATCATTTATTAGTCCAG